TGGGTGTATGTCATCAAAGGAGTACCGCCAAGCACTTTAAGGCTTTGCAGGATCTCTTGATCAATTTCAACGGTAATTTCTTGAGCCAATGCAGCCATTACTTCTGCTTCAACATCAATTCCGTGCATAGCTTGAGCGTCTTGTGCCGCTTCAAATGTCCAGCGAGCGCTGAGCTTACGTGTCTTAGCTTCAACGGTTTGCTTCAAGATTTGAATTGACATCTTGCGCCCAGGAATGCCTTCCATGGTAGCTGTTGGGACTGGCTTTCCGTCAGGATCACTTCCACCACCGGAGTAGCTATTAGCAATTTTCCATGGGGTCAGTGCTTCCTCACCTGCTGTTACGTTATCGAATGAATCAGAATAACGTACACGCAAGGTGTGAATCTGTCCTACCGGTCCGGTAAGAGGTTGTACGCCAATGATCTCGTTTGCGATAACAGTTGGCATAACCCGTCGAATAACGGGAAGAATAACTCGATTTAATGTGGCAATATTACCAGCTGAGGTTGTTCCAGAGGAAGCACTTTCAATCAAATGCTTTCGGGTATTCTCAAGTGTGGTTGCCATAACGCTTTTTTGATTACCAGTTAGGCCTTCAAGAAGAGCTCCTTTGGTATCCTGCCAGCGACTTTCTAACAATTCTGACATCTAATTTCTCCTATTTATGATAGTCCTGCAAGTCTACGAATGTCAATGACATTATCCCGTACACCTGTCGTGTTTGTTTGTGTTGCTTTCTTGTTGCCTGTTACTTCTTTGCCTTCTGTTAAAGTTGCCTTTGTTTGTGATTTTTTGGGAGTTTCTTCTTGAATTACGGTTGGTAGATATTTGTCAAACGAATTTTTTAGTCGATTAGTTTGAACACTTTCTAACAAGTCCATCATAACGGTTTTTTGTGATTTGTTAAGAGGTTCAACCAGTTCTGAAATAATTTCCTGACGGCTTACTGTTTCTGTAATTCTTTTAATTTGTGAATTTCGTTTGTCAATCATTGTCGCTGCTTTACTCATCTTTACACGAGCTTCGTCTAGTTGCTTATCTTTGAGTTTAACTACATTAATAAGTTTAGAAGTTTCACTCTTTTCATTTAAGTAACTATTCATGTACTCAGTTGAGAAAGCTTCAAATAATCGACGTCCAAAATCATTCTTACGTGCGGTTTCAATATCTTCCTTAAGTTGTCCAATTTCTGATTTAAGAACTCGTTCAACCATTGTGGAAATTTTACCTGCACTCTTTTTAACGAAGTTTGACTTTAGCTTACCATATTGTGTTTTGGCTTCGCGGACAAGTCTTACTTTTGTCTTTGCCAAGTCGTTTTTATCAACTTGGAACTCTGTAATTTCTTTTGCTAATGAGTCAACAACAAATTCTTCCAACATACGGAATTTCTTTGCCATATCCCTTTGATCTGTATGAAGTTCAGTAACTTCTTTCTTTAACATCTCATTTACAAAGGATTTTAGTACGGTACCTTGACTATGTAGTGCCTTAACATATTTTGCTTTAGCATCAATAAGTTGTCGTCTATCTTCAGCTAGTTCAGTCATCTCTGCTTTGAGTTGATCTCCAACCATTTTGTCGATAGCTTCTGCCATTACATTTTTGTCATGTTCGTACTTCTGAGCAAATTCTTCTCGAAGCATAGAGGTTACTTCCTGTCGGTCTTCGTTAACCTTATTATTCCACGCTTCTTCAATTTCTTGCTTGACACTTTCGGAAACTACATCGTTTTCAAATAGTGTTTTTAGAGCATCCAACATTCTATATCTCCTTTTATTGGAGTCTGCTGATTATATTAACCAGCGATTCTTTTAAGTGTTTTTGTGCCTGTTTATCTTTTGCTATATTTAATGCCTTGTAACCGCCTTTTGTATTCATCAAATGTTCGTAAATTGGTGTTGGATAAGCTCCTGGTGCGGATGGTTGCGCTACGACATCAACTGTAATAATCTCAAAATCGCTAACATTACCACTGCCGTCTTCTGACACATTTCCAGATCCACGACTGCTTACGCCAAGTTTTACACCGTTTTCTAACATTGTTCTAACCAATCCACCCATGGGAGTTGGTAAAATCTTCATTTTGCCGTAGCCATTTGGACCGTCCATCCACACTTC